CGCCTGTAATTGCAAAGGCTTCAGGCCAGATCATTGGCGCACCTCCTGCGGCGGTTCTGGTAGCGGCATCCAGTGTGACGGTTTCCACGACGCACCAGGAATTATCCACCCATCATTAGCGTCAGGATGCCCCGGGATGTAAGTAGCCCATTTCATTCGCCAGTCACCTTTCCTGTCAAACTCCCTGGCAACAAGAACGGCTGTTTTGGTATCCGGCATTCGCTCACTACAGCTTATCCAACTATCCGGAGTTACCGGATAGTTGCCCGATAGTGCATTCTGCTCCAGTGATGCTTTTACAAACCACGCTGCCTGAACTATAACGCCATGAATCCAGCGCAAATCAGCATCGCGATCTTTCTTTTTCATCTTTTCGCCACTTAAGGCCTTGCTTATGTGGCTGCGTACCAGGTCTTCATGTAATTCCTTCGCCTCCTCAATGGTGAAACCACCAGGCAGAAGAGCCGGAGTTACCGGAGAGCTGGTTGACGCTTCCGGGATTTCCCGAAAATTATTGGTTGACGAATTCTTGCTTTCCCGAAAGTTTCCGGACTGAAGCATGGCGGTGCGGCAGGCGTTCCATATTTCGGCAGCAATATCGCGCTCGCTATCGGTTAATTTGTACGTGGAAACATAGCCAGAGAGCATTTCTACGTTTTCCGGAGTTGCTTCTTCCGGCACTACCGGCGCTGGCGGGGCGATGCGTCCAAGCAACTTATTTACCTCTTTCGCCATCGCGTCATATTTATCTAAATGGCGATTAGCTTCTAAGCAGACTCGGCGCATCTGATCTGAGTTAACTCGTTTAACTGGATCTGCTTCCAGCGATGCCAGCGCAATCCGTGCCAGTTCCATTTGTTCACCACGGGTAAGCCCGTTTTCAAGCGGATTTTTAATGAACAATTCAATACGTTCTTTGGTAATAGTGGTCATGTGTTACTCCTTAACCCGCAGTGCTTTCAACTGATGAGGGGAACAAAATCTTTTCATCAAACCCTGCATTCATATCATGAACAGCAACACACCAATCCATCGACGAACGATTATCAAGAGCCTCCATGATTTCATCCATGCGGCGTAGGTCATACAGGTAAATGCTTTTATCGCCAATGGTGTAAAAGCCAATTTTTTTCGGTGATGGACAGCGATCAAGAACTTCCTGTAATTCGTTCAACCATGCCCGTTCTTTTTTTGTCAAAGTTGCCATATCAGTTTTCCTTATACGGATTAATTTTATTGTGCAGTGTGTTGAATGACGCCCATACCACGTCGTTATACAATTCAATAACTGGCTCAATTATTTTTCCGATTATCCAGACTAGGATTAACGGGGATATCGGTATCATCAACACGATAAACAGAATGAGAAACAGAAATTCTGTTGTTCTACTCTTTCGCGGATATTTTTTCTAAATAATGTGACCATTCATTACCGCCCTTTCGGGCGGCCTCCTGACATTAATCGTTGTAATAACTCATAGCTTCATTTGCAGCATCAACTGGATCAACCTCCCTCCAGCAATAATTTGAATCGGCTCCTTCAGGCGTCCACGGTTCTAATTCATTTTTTGCCGCATTCTCATCGCCAGTAATTTTAAAAATCTGCTCAGAGAATTTTCTTGCCCACTCGTTATATTTTTCCGCATTAATGGCTTTCTGTGTATTTAACATAAATATACCTCCAGTTAAGGATTAGATTTTATTTACAGCTCTAAATTTATTTATTCAGTTCTGGATTTTGTCGCCCTGCGTATCCGCGCTTTCGCGTTACGCTCAATCTGAATTAACTTTTCTATATTTTTCCGCCTTTCCTGTTCCTCCTGGCGCAATAGCCTTACATCATCTGCCAGTCTGGTTTCTCTTTTCGCCACAGAGAGCATCCAGTCAAACGGCTCCACAACTGCACCGCAGATTTTACAGCGGACCTGACGCTCTTTTTCGTCAACCCGAACAGAGGCGTGATGGCAATATGGTCTTTCCGATGGCTCATAAAGAAAATTAACCTGATTACGAGGGTCATCCTCTTTTACCGGAAATAAAACGATATTGCTTAACTCATCCTCTGGTTTTATTTCCATGCTCCTCTCCTTTGATGCGAATGCCAGCGGTAATTGAAGCCTGATAGCTAATTTCACTCACAGTACCGTCTCCTGAAAATTACCCTGATAGAAAGCCAGTACACGCTGCATAGCCTCACTCTTCCGGCACTCGCGACAGATTATGTTTAGGCGCCTGTCGTAGCGGCGTATTTCGCCGTCTGGTAATAGCCAGATAAGGTCCGGATCAACCACAGATGGTTTCTTCAGCTTTGCCCTTGAGAGTTTTTTGCGGGCGTTTTGCCAGTCCTTGCGCGCCTGCTCAGACGGGAATACTCCGTAACCGGAATTGTAAACATCACCACTGGCGGCCAGCTCCATGCATAAACGACCGACAGACGCATGACTGACACCAATTTCATCCGATAACTGCCGAATCGTGCCTCGTCCGTTAAGGCGTACGAATTCCACGATCAGCCCCTTAATTTTTTTCCGCTCTTCTGGTGTAAATGCTCTTGTCATAAGCACCTCCGGAGATCACTTTGTTGTCGGTGAATGAACCGGAATATCAGCAATCGAACTGAAAATATCCCGGTGTTTATTCAGCTCCCGCAGCGCGGCGCAGACACGCTCCCACTTCTGGACATGATTTTTCGCCCGACGCAGTTCGCGGTTTGCCAAATGCAGCGATGGCAAAATCAAATCATCAGATCGCGTTGCAGTAAACGATGGCAGCGACTGCACAATGTCCGCCATCGTTTCTGTTTTAATATCTTCCTGTGTTGCAGCTTCCTGTACTGGTAACGCAACACATGCAGGCTGAGGAAAGGCTTTACCATCAGTTTCCGCTACCGATGCTGCTTTCGGCTCTGCTGGTAAATTATCGCCCGGTATGCAGTAACGAAATTTACCGCCCTGATTTACGCTAATCAGACGACCTTTGCTGATTGCCATTGCCAGCGTTGAAGCCACTTTGCGTGATGTGGTATCAAACAATGTAGCCAGCTCATCAGCCGTTTGTGGTCCGCGTTGTTCAATCGTTGCGGTTAAATCGCACTCTGAGATTTTCGCTACTGTTGCTGTGGTGGTTTCTTCCGGCAGTTCTGCCTGCGCTGACTGTTCCTGCTGAACGTTGTTTTCAGCCACGCGCCAGGTGTACGCGGTTTTATCAACAAAACCAGCTTTTTTCAGTTCCCACAGCTCGTTCAGTACCTCTTCACGACTGATATCAAGTCGCGCAGCAAGTTCTATGGATGTGGCTTTTCCCATTGCTTTCAGTGCGTCAAAAACAGTCTCCATTAAATTTTTCTCCCGGTAAAAATTACTTCGCAATTCCTGGCTGGACGACATTCGGACGCCAGCTCTCCCAGTTAAAATTCACCCAGCGTCCGCCGTTCATGGTCATGCGATCCATAATCCGCTCACCGAGCAATGTTTTCATGGCCTCATAGTTCAGATTTGTCAGCATTCCCACGCTACGCATCGACGCTGTCCGTCGATCAATAATCTGGTGCAGTACCACCTGCTCGTTTTTCGTCTCGCGCTGAATGCCAATCTCATCAAGAACCAGCAGATCCACTTCGCACAGTTCCCGCAAAAATTTTTCGCCTGACTGTCCGTCGTCATAGCTGGCATGCAGGGCACTCATAACATCAGCCACAGTAACCACAATCACTGTCTGGCCATCTTTCAGCAGGCGATTTCCGATAGCTGCCGCTAAGTGGTTCTTCCCGGTACCAGGTTTTCCGCTGAACGCAAAATTTGTACCCCCGGTCATCATTTCATCAGCGATGGATTTCGCCTGACTCAACGCGTATCGCTGGCCGTCGTTCTGCACCTGGTAATTTGCAAACGAGCATTTACGATGCAACGGCTGGATGCCTGAGCGATTCAGAATTTTTTCCACCCGCAACTGACGATTCAGGCGGTTGATCTCCTCGCTACGTTTTCGCCCTTCTGCAAGCTGCCACTCTCGCCACTCGTCCACTGTCCGGTACGGCGCGGTTACATGCTGCGGAGCCAGCTTACGGATACGTTCAAGAACACCGCCTGTCGCAATATTTTTCATGGTCCGTTACCCCCTGAAGCCTGGCGGGATCGCACTGTCCGGCAACGAGACGGTGTTAACCTGTCGGAGCAACGTCTCAGGCCGAACACCTTTCGGCGCGAACAGGCCCTGGTATTCATTGGCGATGCTGTGTCGAATCACCTGCTCAGGTGTAAAACCCTGCTGACGGAATTTTTCCAGTTCCCGTATCGCCCCGTTAGCGCCCTGCTCCGTTCGAATCGGTTTTCGCAATGCCTGTCTGAACCGGACCCACTCATGCCAGAGTGTTTCCGGCAACCAATCGGGCAGCTCAATAGCCTCCGGCTCGAATTTTTTAGACGCTCGTTTTTGGCGAGGGGGATTTAGGGGGAGATCAGTATTTATATCTTCCTCTTCCTCTTCCTCTGGTAACGCTTTTTGATCCGTTTGTGTAACGCTGGCAGCGTTACCTTTTCGTTTCAGTTCGCGTATTTTTGTAACTCGCTCGTTTGTAACCGCCCGTTTTTTAGAGCTTTTTCCGTTATGACGTTCAAAGTTAGGTAGAGAAAGCCCAACGTCATTTTCGACCAGCCATCCAACCTGAATTAACGCATCAGCAAAACCAGCCATAAAAGTGATGCGATCTATTGCACTTTTTGTAACGCCGCGAGCGTTACAATCTGCATTACCGTCTATCATTTGTTGATCCGCCCATGCCCAGAAGCGAATAACCTTCCCTAATGCGGCATCTGGATCAATATTCAGAATCTCAGCAAGCCTGAATATTTCCGGCTTATCCGGCGTAATAACCTCGAGCTTTATCCAGTTTGAAGCCATTTGTTTTCACCTTGTAACGCTCGCAGCGTTACATTTAACTGATACCGAACAAAACAATCCGGCACGATCAATTTCAATCAATGCACTACGACAGAATCGCCGGGCGACCCACCACCGCTGAAATGTGCTTTCCGGTAAACGGCCTGGACTGCATCATCATGCGCATCAATTGCCGTACTCAACGCTTCCTGCGCCGCCAGTAATGCACGGCGTTCCAGGGTATCGAAGATGCAGAGTCGGTGACGCAGCTCGCGCGGAAGAATTGCCAGAACCGCAGGGATCAGTTTCTGAATTTTTTCCCTTTGCGCTTTCGTTTCACCTTTCAACCAACGGTGATAGATATTCTGCTGATTGTTCCAGTCCTTGCCTGGTACCAGGGGCAATTCGCCGCCCCCCTGGCGCAGATATTCTTCAGTAATTGCGTTAGCGACCCACGCCTGCCCTTTTTCGGCTGCCAGGGCTAACAACACTGATTCGATGTGCTCATGCCTGATTTTCATGAATCAACTCCTGTGCATTTTGCGTGTTAGCCTTACATCCAACAGGTAAACCATCGGTCGGATTAGGGTAGATATCAGGCCGGAGTTCATGAGGTGTAACCTCGAAATTCGTAGCCTCTGCGATACGCAATACCTTTTCAGGGCTTAACTGACTACGTCCAGTAGCAACGAGGCTAATCATTGATTGCGAACAACCAGCCAGCGCGGCCAAACAAGACTGTCGTACACGATTTTTTTTCAAATATTCATCTAATGTCATAATGGTCACCTTAGTAATGCTCACAAAAATATTAACCATACTAATTTAAATGATCAATACCTATATCAGTTTGAGATTATGAACTGTATTCATAAGATGGTGGTATGAGAAGAAAACGCGAAGAAATCGCATCGCCGGAAGCTACGCAACGTCTGCGCGCAATCTGGGATGCAAAAAAAAGAGAGCTCAAACTGACTCAGGAGCTTGCTGCCGAGCTAATGGGTTTTGAGGCGCAATCTGCGGTTAGCCATTATCTCAACGGAAAGGCTCCACTTAATACTGATGCGGCATTAAAATTCGCTGTATTACTAAGAGTTAAGCCTGAAGAGTTGAGGCCTGATTTAGCTGATCTGATGAATTACGTCCGTTCCTCAGGAACTTATGACGAAAGTTTCGAAGGCGAAGGTTGGCGGATGGTTAACAAGCAACAAGCTGATTTACTAGATCTTTTTGATATCCTTCCCGAATCAGAAAAAGCAAAACTAATCGAAAGACTTAAAGGTCAGAATGAACTCTACAAAGAAGCATTTGAAAATATGCTGGCAGCTCAAAAACGCATGAAGAAATAGCTCCCACCATCTCGTAACTAAACCGCCATTTTTGGCGGTTTTTTTGTCCCCTCCGCCCGCCCCCGCCTTACTTTTTATCAAAAAAACACTAAAAATTTCATTAGGATAGTACATTTTTATCAACGAAATGCATATTTGTGTTGATCATTAATATGAACATAACTAATATTATTACAGAAGCAGCACGGCGCTGTAGGTTTTAGTTCCGCCACCCGGCGTTAAAGGGAGAGATAAAATGGTGCATTACGAAGTAGTTCAGTATTTGATGGATTGTTGCGGTATCACTTACAGCCAAGCTGTACAGGCTCTACGCAGCAACGACTGGGATCTCTGGCAGGCAGAAGCCGCTATATGCAGCAACAAGATGTGAGATTCGCAAAATGCAAAAAATCGACCTCGGCAACAACGAATCCCTAGTGTGTGGCGTGTTCCCCAACCAGGATGGAACGTTCACCGCCATGACGTATACCAAAAGCAAATCGTTTAAAACCGAAGCTGGCGCGCATCGCTGGTTAGCAAGAAACTCCGACTAATGAGGTTGACGATGGAATTTAAAGACTTACCTCCTTCAATCCAGGAGATTGCAGCACACACACTTCGTCATCGTCTGAACGAACTTGAATTGGAATCGGT